CATAAATTACTCGTATTGTCTCCAATACCTTTTATTTTTTGGTCTTATTTGGGTTGTTCTTTCTACATTTCTGTGAGAATAGAACTTTCTTAAACTTCTTATTAAGCTGTTTTTCATTTTAATAAACTTTGCCGAATTTGTTGGGTCTTGTTCAAACATAATTGCAGCATCCAAAGACAATATTCTATGAAATGGCTTAGCAAATCCTGGACTTGCAGTAACTGCCGAAGCTGCGGTTGATGTGCTAAATTCCGTAATGTCTCTTGAAAAGCAAACTTTTAACCCGCTGGCGGTGGTTACATATCCCGAAGCTGGGGCAGGGTATAAGAAAATAGAACCTCCAACTAAATCATAATATCTTGGCAAGCCATCTGTCTCGTAATACTCAGATAAAGCCACTTCTATATCGTGCCAATCCTTCTGGATTAACTTTTGAAAATCCCCGTTGCTGTCTTTTACTTCTGCCCTTTCTACCCCCTGTGCTCCGTCTGGCAAAGTATAGTCCTGAACTCCATCAGACAAATTAGTATATCCAATAGGGTGGTCGGTTTTATTCAAATCATCATATTGCCACCCATCTTCAACTTCACGAATAACTCGGCTTACTTCGTGGTAAGCTTGATTTATATTCCTAACCTTATCTTTAAAGGCATAAGTGCTTGAATTAGTCCCGCAAAGGAAATCTATATCTTGTATAAGACCTTGTGAATCTGTTGCTGATAATTGCATACTATTTTATCCACTCACTATTTCTTTGTTGCCACTTAATAGTTTCCTTCATGCTTTCATCAAATGTTTTTGGCGGTTTCCATCCCAAAGCACGAAGTTTATTATCTTGTAGCCCATAATGAATATCGTGAGCAGGATTATTTTTGTGAAAATCTATTAATTTATATTTAAGTTTTTTACCCATAAGTTTTGCTATCCTTTGAGCTAATTCCAAGTTAGACAAACACTCATCTCCCACAATATGATATTTATATGGCTCGTCTATCTCCCCAATTTTATGGCAATATGCTCCTTTTTCAATTATTTTTAATAAAGCATCAGCTGTATTTCTTGAATGAATATAATATCTTGTTCCTATTTCTTCTTTATTCCCGTGAATTTTTACTGCCTCTCCATTTTCTACCGCTTTTTGGATAATAACGGGAAATTTGGAAGAACTTTGCATTTCTCCAAAATTATTCATCGTATGGGTAATAATTAAAGGAATACCATAACTTCTCCAATAACAATAGCAGATGTCTTCAGAAGCTGCTTTTGAAGCGGCATAAGCATTTGAGGGTCTATGGGTATCCCACTCTTTATGTGCTTCTCCTTTTTTAACAGGTCCATATGTCTCATCTGTTGAAAAATATACAAATATCTCTGGTTTAATCTTTCTGGCATATTCAAGCATTACAATTGTAGAATTAACATTATTCTTAATTACATATTCTGGGTTCTCTACTGAGAAAAATACATCTGATAAGGCAGCTAAATGAAGAATATAATCTATTTTGCCGATTTCTTTTGCCAATTCATCAGAAATATGACAGGTTAAGTCTGTTTGGAACTCGCTAATTCTCGGTAACCAATCTGGATGATTTCTACAAATCCTTATAATTCTGTCCTTATATCCCTTATGATGAAAACTATCTAAACAAACTATTTCCCAGTCAGTATTGTGCATTATATGGGCTATTATATGAACTCCTATTGAGCCCCCAGCCCCAGTTAATAAAACTTTTTTCATAATGTATCTTTTTTAATGAATTATTACTTTTAAACCTTTATTGAAAAAATCTTCGCTGTTTACTGCTTTATCGTCTATAATAAAGTCGGCATAATTTTTTGCTTTTATTGTATAAAACTTACAGCCCCACTCCTCTAATTGCTTGCGGGTAAAATCCATCCAATTTTCACCTGTTCTCTGACCTCTGGCTGTTTGATAAATTATTATATGTCCCTGTTCATACAGCTTATTCATTTTAGCTATTCTTCTTTTATACGGCTTGGCAGTCTTGTAATTCTCGCCATTAGTTTTACAAATAGTGTTATCTACATCAACTATGTATATTTTGGCGTTCATATTGCTTTAAAAATTGTATAAAATCTTTTAACTCTGTTGGGTCGGCTGAACCCTCTTGGTTATGTCCAGGCAACCTCTTGTCTAGCGTAAAATGTTTTTCAATAACCTTAGCCCCTCTTTCTACCGCTCTTTTAGCCCATTCTATTCCAATAGTATGGTCAGAAAATCCATAATATTCATCAAACTTTTTAGGAAATATCTCATTTGTAATACAAGCTGGATATTCAGCTACACAATACAGAAATTGAGCATTTTTTATTTTAGGGAATTTCTTTTTGTCCCAATCACCCAAAGACGCTAAAATGGGTTTTCCCGTCTTCTCCATAGTTTGTATCAACTTTTGGTCAAAAATGCTTCTGGAAGCTATTTTATGGCGTTTAACGCCTATCTGTTCCAGCCACTCAACCCTTTCTGGGTCAAAAGCCGACGCCATAAACTCTATTCCTACTTTGTCAGCATACTTTTTTAAATCTACAACATCTTCATAAGTAAGTTCAGAAAACTTTAATTCAGCATATCGGGACTGATACCATTTCTTAATTTTATCTGTATCATATAATTGGAACTTAGCAATATCGGCTTTACATTTCTTGGCTTCTTCTATCATTGCCTTAGCTAATTTTAAGTTTCCATTAGAATTATGTCCGCATTCTGCTATTGTAATAATTCTATTTTCCATATTTCTCTTTAAGTTTCTTTTTATATTCTTTGTATTGGTTATAGCTTTTCCACAGGTCTTCTATCGTGTGTATATCTACGCTGAAATCTTTTATCCATACTTCTGGTTTGGAATTGTAGGGGTCTGGGTAGTTTTTAAGCCGTTCTGCCGTCATCCCCCATATTGAACCATAATCAGTGCCGTCATAATGGCAAGTTTTCACTTCTTCATTTCCAATTTGCAACACATCTTTTGCATACTTGATAAGGGTAATTCCTGTTTCTGGGCTATTAGCTTGAACTGCCACAAAAGCATCTGCTCCCATAAACTTCTGAGCGTGCTTATAACACTCTATGTTTGTTGCTTCTAAAAGTTCTTTTGGTCTTTTTATCGGGATAGCTCCCATTTTCTTTGCTTGTTCTAATATCTCATCATCATCTGAACTAACATAAACCTCATTAAATAAGTGCAAACACTTTTCTAAGTTCCATTGGAACATCGGCTTGCCTTTATAATACCGCCAATTCTTGTTTTTTAACCTACTGCTGTTTTTCTTTACCAGCATCAATGCTTTTAAAGTCATATGTTTTGTAGCAGACACTGCACAATGTTAAACATTTATGTCCGCCGTCTTTTAATACTTCTCGGAACATTTTTAATCTTTTACTATTATCCCAAATATCTTTTAATGTTTGCTCGTTAATATCCCCAATTGTCATATAGTTATCCCAATCGGCGCAACAAGCAGAAACTTTCCCGTCCCAGTCAACACTTAACTTATTGAATACTTCTACGCAGGGTTGGTATTCTTTGTTTATTCTTTCTTGCTTTTTAAGAGTTTCTAACTTTTTGATATTCCTTAAAACATTGAACTGCCCGATAGACAACCTTGATAAATTAGTTTTTCCTATTGTAACCAAATCGGCTATCCCATCAAATTGCCTCTTAAATTGTTCTATTTCTTTCTCGCTTTCGTCTGTCATTGTAGAGGTAATATGGATAAACGGCTTATCCTTGCGTATTTTTGACAGCTTTTTTATGTTAGCAATTAACTCGTCGTATCTGTTATTATTCCTCATTAACTGATAACCCTCTTTCGTAGCCCCTTGAAATGAAAAGATTATTGAATCTAACCCTATTTTTGGCAATTCTTCTATCTGTCCCTTTTTAAATCCTAATCCATTTGTAGTTATATGAGCTAATAAATTCTTGCTTTTAATATATCTGACAAACTCTATTATATTTGGATGTAAAAATGGTTCTCCCCATCTAATCATCCTAATCGGGGTATTATATCCGCTGCACTCTTTCACTACCTTTTCAAAAACCTTTTTAGACATAAATCCTTTCATTCGTTTCATTGTTTGCTGTCCGCAGAACAAACAATTATTGTTGCAATAATTAGTTAGTTCAATATCTACAATTCTGGGAAACTCTGGAATTTCTGCTTTATTATTTATCTTTTTGTATATTTTTTGAAACGGATTCAATAAAGCCATCTTTTTTCATCTTATTTAATAGTTCATTCATCTTGTCATAATCTAATTTACAGATATAGCATAATTCAATTAAACTTCTGTTGCCGTCCATAAAATAGAAGAAATAATCATATTTCCTGTTATCCTCTTTGGTCAATTGTTGAACATTATATCTGCTTCTCATTAAAGGTCCTTTAAATAATCTTTTAGGCGTCCAATTGGTCTCCATTATTTTTATGGTTTGCTTAACTATGCCTTCCATTTCCTTTATCCTTTCTGGTTTAACTATTTCTGGCGTATCCAAGTTGGTGTGATACTCGTAATATAAGCTTCTGGAAAAGAATATCATCGGTATCTTTATCTGCGGGTCATTGAAAATATATTCATCTGCCCCAAGCGGTCCTCTAAAAGGTCCTGATTGATACTCTTTTGAAAACTTGCTCAATGCCATAGTTCCCGCCTTGCTTATATCGTCGTTATCAAAGAAACTTCTCTGAACTATCGGATTAGCGTCATTTCCCACCATATCAAGGGCTATACCGAAATCTATCTTGCTCAAATCCTGTGTATAAGCATAAGCCATTGCTCCTATCGTTTCTGGGGTAAAGATTATTCTAATAGTATGGTCGCACTTCAATGATTTAGCTAAATTAACAGCAGTTATCACCCCAGACAGATTATCGTTGGCTTGAAATGGGTGGTCTAAATGAGCCGCTATTAAAATCTCCCTATCTGATTTTCCTTTAATTATATATTCTCCTACTTTTAATGTGCCGTCGGTATATTCGGTATCTGCGAAAACCTCATATTCGCCTTTTTTTAGCTTATCAAACTTTTGTCTTGTCGTGCAAAAACCCCAGTCCTCCTCATAGTAGTTAAATACGTAAGGAATAGCATTTCCTTTTTTGGGCTCATAAAACAAGTGTCTTTTAAGCTCATCTAAATCTATTTTTTTGTTAACAGGCAGTGAACCAACCACCAAGCTCAATGGCTCTTTCTTGTAATCTATAATTTTCTTGCCTTTGTATTTAACCCAAGCGTCTTTAACTTCCCATTTTTGGGGTATCTTCCAAGTTCCATATTCTTTGCCAGTTGGAAACTCCAATATCTTCATTTCTGGCAATTCTTCTTTTATTATTTGAAGGGCTTTATCAAAACCATCTCCAACTAATGTCCTATTTAATTTGTAAAGTTTATTTAATAGTTCCATAAATTATATTTATCATATTTTGTAATGGGTCTTTTATGTCTATCCCGCCTTCTAATAAAGCTATATCTGCTCTCTCTCTTTGAAGTTCCTGCGGGTTTTTTATTTGACTTTTAATTGCTTCTTCCAACTTATCAAGATTATCTACCTGCTTAACTGCTTTTGAATAAGTGCGGTGAAGTTCAAGATAAGCTGGGTTATTATTCAGTTTTCTTTGCTTTATATTGGTATAACAAATCACAGGAACATCTGACGCTTCCGCCAATAATTCCAAAGTCATCTCGCTTAAACTTACAATCACATCTGCTTTTGATATTAAGTCACAAACTATTTTTAAGTGATCTGGCTGTCCTCTGTTTGTAAATACTGAATATCCTTTGTAGTTCTCTGGTTCATGCTTCTCAATTATTTTGGCTGTTAAGTTCCAATTATTCTTCTTACAGATTTTCTTCAATTCATCCATAACCTCTACGTTCTCCTCTATGTCATAATCCCAGTGTTCTGGGGAATATAAAATGTTTATTCCGTCGTGCGGTTCTCTTCCTTTTAGGTTTTTAAAGATAGTAGTTCCAGTTATCTCTATTTTATCTTCTGGTATCCCGCATTTAATCATCTGCTCTTTGTCGGAAACCGACCAGACGCAGATTTTATCAAAAAGAAACGGGTTGCTTAACGGCGGGCAATAATCTTCCCCTACCCCTCTTCCGTGTTGGATAACAACAACTGGTTTTCTTAATCTTTTGGCGGTTTTAGCAGTTAATAACTCCAAACCCATTGTATCCTGCCACAGCACCACAGCGTCTGCTTCTTGTATGCTGTTTGTTAAATCAAAATGGGGTTTAAGTTCTGATAAAACGCCGTTATGGTCTTTTAATAAGATTTTCATAATTCTCTTGATTCTTGATATTCATCTATTGGCATAGTCGGGGCGTCTCCCCTTCCTGTATCTATTCTATTTTTGTTAGACCAAGAACGGAACTCTATCTCGTTTGATTCTTCACTTATATTCACCAGCGACTCTATTGTTTCGTGTAAAACAATTTCAAAGTCATATTTCTTAATCCAAGTCGGCAAACCTTTATCTCTCAATAATTGGTCTAATTTTCTGCTGAATATATCTCTTTTTTGAGCGGTATCCGCCCCAAGAACATTTGACGGCAAAAGAATAGCTTTAAACTCTTTTATTTCGCCTCTTTTAAATACTTCTTTTAGAGCTTCTATTCTGTGAGAGCCGTCAACTATCAAATAGGGCGGTTCAAACTGATTATAGGTAAATACGGTAAGGTCGTATCTTTCTGGATATTCTGGCTTGCTGTTATTCCCCTTTTGAAAGTTCACTAACTCTTTTTCTAAATACTTTCTGTCTTTAATAAACTTAGGGTGCTTCAACCTATGGTCAATTATCTTATATCTATCTATACTATCAGGAGTTATTTTGGTTTCTATAATTTCGTATTTCATTTCATTTTAGAAAGGATAAATATCAATTCTGAACCTTGTTTATCGTTTTGGACTATTAAAAAGTTTTTTAATCCAGGCACTCTGGTTATCGCTTCAAGCCGAGCTTCGTTCCAAAATGATTTATGCCCCCAATAATAAGCTGTTGGATGTGTCTGATGCGGACATCGGTGGTGGGTTCTCCCCTTCGGCTTTAATACCCGATAAATCTCTCTGAATAAATCAATGCTTTCATCATCAGTCAAATGCTCTATAAAGTGGCAAGAATACACTTCTTCAACCGAATTATCTGGAAATGGTATTCCCTCTGTTAAATCCCAAACCATATCCTGCCCGCAATCCCTTAAATCTATGTTAATAAAGCCGTCCATATACTGGTCGCCACAGCCAAGATGAAGCCTTATTGGTTTTTTATATTCTGGAAACCTTCTCATTTGTTTTGCGGGTCAAAGGCGTCTTCCCATAGATGTATTACTTTCTTTATTATCCTGTTTTCTTTAACCCAATTAGATTGTTCTTCGGCAACCTTTTCTCTGAAATCCTTATCAGCTAATAATCTTTCAAGTTTATTTACCCAATCCTTCACTTTGTTTTTAGCGCAATATCCCACCTCTTCTTTATAAGGAAGAACCTTTGATGCTAACGTTGCCGCTCCGATAGTCGCATATTCGTAAAACTTCACGCAACTTTTGGAGTGGTTAAATTCATTGTCGTTTAACGGGGCAACACCTATATCTATATCCAAGCTGTTTAAAACGCTGGGATACATAACAGGCGGGTAAAACGGGATGTGAAAGAAGTTCAGATTTTGTATCCTTTTCCAAAAATCTAACGCACTTTTTAAATAAACGCTTTGTTCTGGCTGTAAGCCGTATTGAACTATTCTCTCATAACTCCACATTTCTGATTCCAGCGGTTTGGCGCAAATTCCCTGAATAATAAAGCTAAAATCATATTTCTTTTGAAGTTCTGAAATAACATCTGGAAGTATCGCTAAATCTTTCCAATGGGAGGCAGCACCAGCATAAGCCACTCTTAATCTGTCTTTTGGCGGCTTATCTTTGTTAAGAATAAACACCTCTGGATTAACTGCATTCGGACAAACATAAACATTTTTATTAAATCTTCTTAACTTTTTAGCTAAATGTTTGGTAGTAGTTGTAATTGCGTCGCATTCTTCCATTAGATGTTCATATTGCCTTCTCTTTTCTTCCGATATTGTAAAGGACGGATTTTCTGGGTTTACCGTCCATAAATCATCGTCAACTTCATAAACTACTTTTTTACCCAATCTTTTAAACTTCCTTAATGTCATTAAGGGGTCAATGGGATATGTTCTGCTAAATACGGCGGTATCGCACCACCTCATTATTTCTTCTTTAAGCCCTCTGCCAGAATTAAGGGCTATAAATTGGACTTCGTGCCCTCTCTTTGATAAAGCGGTTCCTGGCGTATGATTTCTATAATACCAGCATCCGTTATTAAAAGCGTAGGGCGAATCAAGGACATATAAGATTTTCATTTTATTTTTTCAGTAAATTTAATAAACCTTTTAAGTTCTCCAATTTTTGCCTGCATTTGGGCTAATTCTTTTCTTCTGTCGTCGTTTCCACCTACCACTATCTCTGTCAGATATGCTTCTAAAATCTCAAAAATCTTTAAATCTTTTCTTTTTCTGTGAAGCAATGCTCTTCTGGCATACCAAGAATAGAATCTTTCTATCAGAAAGTATTTTATTATTTTAATGAATCTCATAAACTTTAGCCCGACTGGGGCGGTTAAACCCCAGCCGAACAATTTAACTGCTTAGTTAAGTCCTACAGTAGCTACAGTTAAGAACCTGCTTTGATTCTTGGTAAAGACCGTTGAACCGTATACAACATAGGCAGAAATGTTATAACCATGCTTGTCAGAAACCTTGTCAATGTGAATTGTCGGGCTTTTCTGAATAGCAAGGTCAATAGCACCTCTTTTGCCGAAATAAGCTATCTCGTAATTGGCGTCAATCTGGGCACTGTGAGCAGCGGAAATAGCAGCATTTCCAGCAGAAGGAGATGTCCCTGTCGGAACATTGTTGGAAACATAGATTTTGAAACCCATAAAGTCTCCAGCATAGCCGTTCCTCAAGGTAGCATCTGCTACATTGTATCCCACAGAAGTGGCTTTGGTTTCAATTAACCCAGCAATTGACGGGTGAACAATTGAAATCCAATCTCCATTTTCTGCAACATTCAACTTTCTTAACTCAAGCCTCGCTTTAGAAAACATGTCTATAACATTGGCAGTAGAAGCTGAAACAGCATGAGCTGATGTTCCACCAGCAATCATCTCTTCAGCAGTTCTAACCGCACCGCTATACATGTTATTCAAAGCGTGGGTATCAATAGCATCCCTTAATTGGTAAGCAATTTCTTCTTGCAAGGCTGTCCTAAGGTTAATGTTAGTCTGCAACTGCTCCACATCATCAACATAGATAGCAACTGTCTTATACTGGTCAACAGTGAGCTGGTCTTTGTGCCAGTCTTGGTCTTGAGCCGTAAAAGCTGTTCCTGGAGTGTAGGTAGTTGCTGATAAGCTGTCAAAATAAGGTTTGTTCAGAACATCCGCATACCTTATTTCGTCGTTCATATCAACATTACATACATCCATTGCCACTAATGTCTTGTAAAGCGGGATTTGCACCGCATCCGACCATAATTCAGGCTGTATAGCACTAACATCATTTGAAACTGTATCTGAAGCCATCTTACTTGCTTGCCCTTTCTAAACAAGCTACTTGCGAGATTTCGCCGTCGGGAACTTTTTTAAAAATCCCCTTTTAGCGAAGTATTCGTTTTTCTCATCAAGGGTCATCTCGGAGTAAGGCTTTTCGCCTCCCTCTGTAGATTGCTTAGTTGTGGGCTCAGGAATGTTATCTTGAGCGACCTTTTCTTGATGAGCTTTTTGCCAAAGAACGAAGTTCTCATCTTTCCTTGCCTCTGATAAGGGTTTGTTCAAAATTTTAGCTCTATTTTTGAGCTCCGCCACTTCAACTGAATCAAGACCCTTAATGGCTTCTTGAATTTCTAAAATGGCGTCTACATCTATATTCGGCTTTGCCTTTTGCAGCTCTTCTTTGGCTGCTTTGGCTTCTTCCTCAGCTTTTTTCATCCGAGCATAAAGCCGTTTTTCCCTGTCAGTTGGCTCGTCTTGGTCTTTGGTTTCTTTTTTGGGAGTTTCCTTCTCCACCTTTGGAGTTTGTTCAGAACCTTCTTCGGGCTCTTCAGGGGTCTCCTCTTCCTCTGGATTTTGTTGAGTTTTCTCTTCTTCAGTCATATAATTTTTTGCGATTATGACTTAATCGACCTTTATTCATATTGCTCTTTTACCCTTGTGGGCAAAGTTTCCCGTTTTTTAAATTTGTTTTTTATTTCTATCAATTTTTTAATTGCTAATTGCCTGCCAGTAAGGATAATTGTTTTTTCTTCAGAAGGTATGCCTGTAATTGTCCTAACGGAATCAAGCTCGGCTATTTTCTCATCAATTAAATCTTGAACCGCTTCTCCTTGAGAGGTATTAGCCATATTTTTTAATATCTTTTCTCTCATTTCTCTTTTCATACTCTTGTTTCAGCCGAAGCTGGGGCTATTGTTGGCATTTGCGGTCGGCTTACTCCCCCGCCTACTCCTTTTTCTGGGATTAACCTTTCAATTCCTTTTTCCGTTTCTTCATCTAAATCTAAATCTGCTGGTCTAATTCCTCTTGCTTCCATTATCCTGAATAATATCTTTCTTTTAATTGGATTAGTAAGGGCAGTCGGGTCAGCTGTTATTGCTTGTAAGATAAATATCAAGTCATTTGTAAAGGCGGTAATATCCTTTTGCTCGCCCGTAATAATGATATTTATATTGTCTTTTAGGTTTTTATAGAAGTTTTCTGATATTTTAGCTAATATCTCTTTGCCTTGTTTTACTCTTTCTTCTATCGCCGCTTTTGTAGCTTCAAACCTCTTTTTGTCTGGCAAGCTCTTTTTTCTTTTAATAAAGTCAAACAGAGCTTCGGTAGCTTTGTGAGAAATTATTGTTTTTCTAACTTTATCTAAATCATTGCCAGCAATTCTTAATATGTGTTCTTTGCTGTTTTCCTGCTCAAACCAAGGAAGTATTTTCTTAAACAGGTATTCTTTAACATCTATCGCTATGTCTTCCCTTAATTGGTCAAACCAGCCGCCACTCATAAAGGCAGCTAATTGGGCTGAACCTAATGGAGTGCCTGCGGGCAGCCTTTCGCCTTGAACAACATCATAAGCAAATGACAATTCGTCTCTGTTTTTCATCCATTTTTCTGTTGCCAGATTAAAGTAAGACAAGTTCCTTTCTGTCATATCTATCGGGTCTATGCGAGAATTAGATATTAAAACCTGCCCGTCTACAACTTCGTCATTTAAGTTGATATTTATATCTTCGTCCCTTGTCTGCCAAACATGTAGAGCGGCATAATAATCGCCTTTTGCTTCTAAATTGGCTATTTCATTATGCCTAACCTGCGGCTCAAACAAAGTTTCCACAACTCCAATTCCAAGCCACCTGCCTGGAATTTTTAATCTATGGAATTCAAAATAAGGGTGATTTTCTATCGTTTCCTGTTGTAAAACTACTCCTGCGTGAGGAATTATCTCTTTGGTAAGAGGGTCTTCTTTGTCCCTGCCCACATCAGCTATAATTATCCTTTGATATTTATAGTCGTCGTTTTCGTCTGGATATTCCCCATATCTTTCATAAACGGTCAAGTGAGTTTCATCGTTCATTTCCCTGAATTTTTCCAAAGCTAAATCGGCTTTTTTCCAGCCAAGCTTTTTGGCTATTCTCTTAAATTCAACAGGCGTGTAAAGATGAGTTTCTATTATGTAGTTAGCGGCGTCCAATGTATCCGCTGTCTGCTCAACAACAAAGTTTCTTAAATCAACAAAATACGGAACTCCTTTAATTGTTTTAATAACCACCGAACCAAACTTGGGTCTTTCGTCAAATATCCTATTTAACACTTTACTGAAATTTCTTTCCTTCATCCACGACTTTAAGTCCCTTTCCATATACCAAGTTTTATTAGGGTCTCCGCCACGAGTTGTTTCCAGCTTTATATCTTTTAAATCAAAGTCAGTTGCTTTTCTTTCCACCCCGCAGGGATTTAAGACAACATTGTAGAAATGCTTTCTCTGCCCCTCGTTATCCCTGCTTCCCGTGCGAAACTTTGAATTCAAATAGCGGTATATTCTTTCTATGGTTTTCTTTTGGTTAAACGAAAAGCCGTCAACTATGTTGATTTCTGTATTTTGAAACTCCTCTATTTCCCGTTTAATCTGTTTAAGCATTTTTTGTTTTTAGATAACCTTTATAGGTTTTACCGCTTTTAAGAAAGCAAATATGGCGGTATTTCCCTTTCGGAACACCCCACCTTTTGTTAGGACCAGTTATAGTTCTTATTTTACCTCCTCTTTTACGGCAGTTTTCGAAACCTTTGGGCATATTATAATTCTGTTATTTGCTTGATAAGAGCTTCAACCTTTGCAGAATCAATAGTACCGACAGGAGCTACATCCCACGCCCTTGTCGCTTCTAAAATAATTCTGCGGGCTTCTTGCTCTTTTTTGAGCTTTTGCTCTTTTTTCTTTTTTTTAATCATATTGATATAACCTTTTCTTAAATGATTTAGACCTTTTTGCGGCTTTTACAGCCATTGTTGCTGGGGTTATCCCCCAATACGCTAATAATGTGCTCATAATATCATCGTCGTGAAATCCTCTTTGAGCCCCCGCCCCCTTTTGGCGGGCTTCATCCGACCAAATAAATGTGTTTAATTCGTCAATAGTCTTTTGGTCATATATTCTGGGAAATCCTTTTCTTAATAAATCTTGAAAGTGCGATATTAAAGCTTGTTTAGTTTGGTAATTAGTATTAAACCCGAGTTTTTCTGTTTCTCTCTTTTCTCGGTAATCCATCTGCATTCTCTTATATATCCTTAAATCGGCTATTTGTTGGATTAACGCTGTCCCAGAAGCATTGCTCTCTGGAATAATCAGCGGTTTCTTGTATTTATAATAAAGATATTTTACTTTTTCAGCTAAACCTGGAATTGTTGTATATCCGTTAAATTTAGCAACTTTTCTTCCATCTAAACTGACAACTGATATTGATGAAGGGTCAACTGAACCCTCTGACGGGTCAACTCCCATTTGATATAAACCCCATTTCGGCTGTTCGTAAATCTCGCACCCTTCTTCTACGGCTAATGGCGGTTTAACCAAGCTTCTCATCTTTTTAATATATTCATCGGCAAACACCGCTCTGCTTGTTAAAACATCTGGCGTCCATTCCCCGTAAACATATCTCTTGATATAGTTTTCATCGTGCTGTAATTGGTCTTCTAAATAATCATCTGGGAGGTTGTCTTTATTATCCATCATTGAACCCTGATAATAAGCCCTATCTGTCGGCGGTTCTTTCGGAACAACCCATTTTTCATTGTAATAATTCTCTTTCTTTACAAAATAGTGGTATCCCCAATAATTGGCTGGATTGGTAGTCATATTCCCTTGCCTGACAGGAACATTCCGCCTCATTCTGGTTCTCAATGTATTAAATACTTCGTATTCCACCTCTTCTAATTGGTCTATAAAGAACCCTCCTATGTTAATGCTCTTTAACTTCTGCTGGGCTTTCTTAATATCCGCCATATTCCCCTGTTGTAAGCTGTCTAACCCAAATAATATAATCTTTGAGCCGTTATAAAAGTTAATCACAGCATCTTTAACTCGGTGGTGATACCATTTTGCGGGCATTAAATCAAACAAATCTGGCAATATAGCCCTTTCTATATCTTGAAGCGTCTTTCTGCCTAAAACTATGCTGTTGTCTGGAAAACACTTGCAAGTTAATATCAACTTAATATAAAGAGCAAGTGATTTCCCGCACCCGTAACCGCCTGAATACAAGCAAAACCTATCTTTAAAGTTAGAAATAAACTCTCTTTGGGTTGCAGAAAACTTGTATTTCTTGCCGTTAAGCTCAATTTCATCTAATTTAATCTCTCCTTTTACCAGCCCCTGCCCTAATTGCTCCCATTCGTTAGTTCGTGTCATATTCCACGCTTTGAAATATCCATCTTGACGGCAAATGCTCTGTAAGAGCTAAAAGGTCTATCATCGCCTTTTCTTTGGTCTTTTTCTTCCTCTTCCAGTTGGGTATCCAATATCCCTGCTTTTCCAGTTCTTTTAAAGACTTCTCATCTAAATCTTTGAATAACTGCTCTTGATTATCTGTGACATTATCTGTGACATTTTTTCCCTTTCTAACCGAATTTTGGCGGCATTTGTCACAGCAATATAAGGCATCTTGTCTTTTACTTTCAAACCTTCCTCCGCATATTTTACACCTTTTTTCGTATATTTTTATCATATTTAAGTTAAAATTTGGTATGTGTGGTAGGGCTATATATACACATTTGAACCTAACTTGACTTTACTCCCCTCCCCCCCGTTTATATTCAAATTTATATTTATTTTAAGTTATTTAAGGCGGTGTGTGTGGATAGGGTAAGTAACATCCTAATACTAAGTTAATAATATCCCACTACTATCCTAATACTATACTTGTTATTATTATCTTTGTTTTACCCTGTTTTTTAAGATACTTTAACCTTGCTTTGCCTTTTTGACCGCCTTAAAAGGGCTTAGAATAGCTTGTATTTTAACTTTACCCTTGTATTAGCCGATTTTAGCCGATTTCTTAATTATTTTTGCTTATTTTTATTATTACCTCGCCGGTATCTATTTCTTGGGGTTCTTGGGGTTCTAATTTATCTAACATTGTCTTAATAGCGGTATTGCTTGCTCCTTTATCTTTTTCTTGGCGGGCGTTTCTTACTTGTATTTCTGCTATCTCTTCAAGGGTTATTTTACCCGCTAAAACATCAGCATACCTTCTTTTTTGTTCTTGGTATGTTTTGGTGTTTTCTATTCTGGTGCCGTGATTATTCCTCGTATTATATGCTTCAGCTTCAGCTTCAGCTTGGGTTTTTCCTTTTAGCTCCCGTTCTACGAAGTATTTCCTTATTCGTTTTTCTGTGTTTTTAATCATAAAAAAGCCCTGTTCTTTTATATAGGGATATGTTAGAGTTTATTTTAAAACCGGTTGACATTACATATTATATGCATAAAAAAAAACGTTTGTCAAGGGCCCGAAGAAATTAAGCATACTAAGGTATTAATAACTTCCTGTTTTATATTCAAATTAGGGGGGTTGACATTTATTCTTGCCGGGTGTATAATGGAAGTAGAACATTGAAATACCCTTGCTTAACTACGGGAGCAACTTATACGATTTAGAAGTATTTTATTCTCCTGTAAGGGGATTTTTTTATACCCGCCAACTATTTTAACATAGCATTT